CTAAGCCAAGACATCGTTGACGTTATCACTAGGCTTACGGCAGTTCAGACTGAAGTAGACGCTGAAGCCTTAGCTGGGAGAACCAACGAGACAGCAGAGCACACTAGCACCCGAGCAACGGTTGAGTCAGTAGGCGAGGAGCTTGAGCTAAACGAGACAGCCGAGCACACCAGCACAAGACTGACCATCACCACCAAGAGCAACGAGGAACAGGCAAAGCTCGACATTCTTGAAGCCAGTCTAGCCAGCATGGAGCTGGACCTTGAAGCCATCAACACCAATATCACGACCGAGGGCGACCAGATACAGGCCAAGTTGGACACCATCGAGGCCAGTCTAACCGCCATCGAAGCCAACGATGACGCAAACACGACCGACATTAGGAACACAGTCGAGTCCGTAGGCGAGGAGATAGAGCTGAACCTTCTTGCCATTGAGTCAGATGTCGAAGCCAACACCACCCAACTGGTCGCTGTCAACTCAGAGCTTGACGCACAGACAGCACTCCTGACCACGATTGACGCAGACACGGGAAGCATTGACACCAAGCTGACCACGACCAACTCCAGCCTTTCAACGATCAACTCAACCATCAGCTCAGACGGGGCACTGACTCGGACCCAGATTGACTTGGTTAGGACAACCCTCGACTCCAAGATCACCTCAGATGGGACGCTTACCCGTACCCAGATCGACCTTGTAACGACTCAACTTGTGGCAGTCAACGCTGAACTGGACACACAGACAGCACTCCTTCAAGGGATCTCAGCTTCAGCAGCAACGGCTACGACTACTGCCCCTGCACTGAACGCAACGACCTCAACTACCATCAAGGCAGCGTCAACGAACTTTATCGGGTTGTCCATCAGCAACGGGTCTACAGAGTCGGTATGGATTAAATTTCAGACAGCAAGTGTTGACAACCTGAAGCAAGGGATTTACCTGAAGCCTAACGCATTTTATGAGATGCCTCTTGGTCAGAAATACACAGGCGAGATCTCAGCCATCGCCAACGCTGGAACTCCTACAATAAATGTGGTGGTCTACTAATGCCGATCTGGAACCAATACGGTGATGAGGATGTTGAAGCCATTGCGCTAAAGCTCGACCAGACAACACCTCAGGCAGTCATCAATGGCTCACCTATTATGGAGGGGGTGCAGTTTGACATCACGCCTTCAACTACTGCTGTGTCTGAGGGCCTGCTTCGATGGAACAGCACAGACAGAACGCTTGACCTGAGCATGGGCGACTCCGGCGTTGTCACTCAACAGGTAGGTCAAGAGATGTTCATTATGGGTGTCAACAAGACAGGCTCAACATTGACAGAAGGATCGGTTGTTAAATTTGATGGGAGGCAAGGAGTACGACCAAAGTTTGCACTGGCTCAAGGAGACACAGAGGCCAACTCTCATGTTGCGGGAGTAATGACTCAAAATACGCTCGACAACGCTGAAGGATTTGTTACGACTTTTGGTTATGTGAGAGGCATCAAAACCAACTACTCTGGATCTGGAGTTTGGGGGACAACATGGGTCGAGGGAGATATGCTATGGGTTTCAAAAACCACAGCCGGGCAACTTACGAATATCGAGCCTAGCGCCCCTCATCACGCTGATGTGATTGGCGATGTCGGAGTCATCCATGGGACTCAAGGAAGCATTTTCGTCCATGTCAGCAAGCACAAAACGCTTGAAGAACTTTCCGATGTCAACGGAACCGCACTTACTTTAGACGGGCAGTTTCCGATCTGGGACAACACCAACAAGTATTTCGACTTCGACAATAATTTTCTGGCGTGGTACGATGGAACGAATGGAAATATCAAGACATCACAGAACGCACCAAGCGACCTTCTGATCCAGTGCGGAACAGATAAGACGCTTGTCTTGAATGAGTCGGCATGGGTTGACTTGGACTTCCCAATCATCATTCGAACAACAGGCGCAAACATCCCGACCCTGACAACTCTACAAGGAAACATCACTGCTCCACTTTGGCAAGTCAATGACTTCAATGTTTGCGAAGGTCAAGAGCTTATCCACAAGTGGAAAGAGGGGACTCCACTCTATTGGCATGTTCACCTAATAACCGGGGCTCTTGACGCTTCGAATCGGTACGTTAGGTTTGAGGTAGAGTACTGCTGGTGCAATGTCAGTGGTGTTTTGAGTGCTGCCACCACGATTGACTCAGGAGATTTGCTCATTCCAGCAAACACCACGGCAAAAACAATGATGATTATGAGCTTAGGAAACTTCACTCCGACAGGTGGGAAAATAGGTGGTCACGTATTCGCAAGGCTGCGAAGGATAGCGTCTACTGGATCTGCACCAGGAAGCAACCCATGGATAACCATGCTTCAGGCCCACATGGAAGTGGACACGATTGGCAGTAGGCAGATAGGAACTAAGTAGATGGCAACTAACGCTCCAATTTGGATGCCCAACCCCGGCCCTCAGACCGACGCATTTCTATGTGAATGTGATGAGGTGATGTTTGGGGGAGGCCGGGGTTGCGTCCACCCTGACACCTTGCTTGACACACCTCATGGTCAGGTCAAGATAAAAGACTGGAAGGGTGGCATGATCTATTCCTACAAAAACGGAGAGGTTATCACAGCCAGAGCAACAGCATCCTTGGAGTTCTCAGAAGAGGACATGTATGAGGTTGAGCTTTTAAACGGGTTCAAGGTGACATGCACAGATGAACATAAGTTCTTGGTGAGCAAGGACATGTTCAACCCGGCTACATCAGACGGGTGGTTGATGCTTAAAGAGCTACGACAAGGGCATTATGTCATGGTCAAAGGGCAGGGAGAGTACCCGTATTACATGCCAATCAAAAGCATCCGTAAGGTCAACAGCCTCAACTACTGGGATCTCCATGTTCTTAGCACAAACTGCTACTTCGCTCAGGGGATCCTGCACCACAACTCAGGTAAGTCCTCGCTCCTCTTCGGTAAGGTTCTTCAGCACATCGAGAAGAACCGGGGCAGATCGAAGATGATATTCTTCAGGGAGAACTTTGATGACCTAGCTGACCTTGTGAGCAAGGGCAAGGATATTCTTGAGCCACACGGGTTAGCTACTTACATCTCGGGTCAGACAAGGGAGTTCAGATTCCAAGGTCCGTTCGAGGGTGCGTGGCTCAAGATGAGACAGATCGAGCATATTGACGACCTTAAAGCCTACAAGGGACATGAGTACACCTACATTGGGTTTGACGAAATCTGTGATAATAAGCTGCCCTTCCATCTGATTCAAGATACCTTCTTGGCCACACTGCGTAACCCGCACGGGATTAAGAGTCAGATCATGTACACCGGAAACCCCGGAGGTTACAACCACTCAGCCGTCAAGAAGTATTTCATCGACCCTTGGCCATCTGGTAGCCGTATTATCGAGAACGAGTTCGGCATGACCCGTTGTTTCTTCCAGTCTACGGTTAAGGACAACCCCAAGCTGGCCTCGGACCCCACCTACATGAGACAACTCCAGAGGATCAACGACCCATTGATCCGAAAGGCTTGGCTTGAGGGTGACTGGTCTGTGGCCCTCGGTGCAATGTTCTCTGATGTGTGGTCGCCTAAGAAGCATGTCGTCAACTCCATCAGGCCACAAGACATCCCGCAGCATTTTGACCGCTACCGTTGCTTCGACTGGGGTAGCTCTGCACCGTTTGCTTACCTGAGAGCCTTCATCAGTACAGGCGAGGATCTTTACAACGGGATGAACTTTCCAGCAGGGGCCTTGGTGTTCTACTACGAGTTCTACGGCTGGGAGAAAGGCAACAAGGTCAATGAGGGCTTGAAGTGGTCCTCGTCTGAAGTAGCCAAGGAGATCAAAAGACGGGAGCTTGAAGACGGGGATTATCAGTTTATTAAACCGGGGCCAGCCGATAACCAGATCTATCAAGTTTTGGATGGGACACCAATTTACGCAGCCTTCTACAGGGAGGGAGTAGAGTTCGTTGAGTCTATCAAGTCAGCAGGGTCTAATACGGTTGGGTGTGAAGTCATCAGAAACAGACTCATAGGGAATGATGACAGACCTCAAGTTTATTTCACACGAGACTGTGTTCACACGATTAGGACTTTACCTACGCTGGTTCGGGATAAGATACATCAAGAGAGACTTGCAGAACATCAGGAGTCACATACGTTCGACTGCGTGAAATATCTTTGCTTATCCCTAAATGCACTTTACAAACCTATGACGCTCGCCCAAGAGCGAAGAGAAATGACAGCCAGAGACAAATTCTTGCAGGAGTTGCATGATGAAGAATAGTAAACGCACCTTGCCGATGAATGTCAGGCCCGTCAAAGCTGACAAGAAGTATGCTACGAGGGTTGAATCTAAGCTCTACACGAAGCTCACCGACCTGCTCATGGAGTGGCAGGACCACCGCAAAATAACCGTTGAGGACATCTGGACCAAGGCTTATGAGAATTTCAAAGGTGACTTCGACGATGTTGAGTTTAAGGGATCAAAGGCAGCAAACGCTTGGAGATCCAAGGCTTTCTACCCACTCACAGAACAAAAAGTTACCGCAGCCCAAGCCCAGCTTCAAGACGTACTTTTCAAAGGCGGTCGCTTCCCTTACGATGTAAAGACCAGCCCTATTCCTGACGACCCTGCTATGCAGGTTGTCATTGAGCGAGCAGCTAATGGTGCCGTGGCTCCAGGGGTTGACCTAGCCAAGAAATCCATGGATCGAGAGGAGCTTGACCAGCGGATCAAGAACATGAAGAAGCGACTCGATGACCAGTTCGCTGAGTGTGACGCTGCCAGTGTTGGACTCATCTCGATCTTTGATGGTGCCCTCTATGGCACAGCTTTCCTTGAGAGCCCTCGTGTGGTACGCAAGCGCAGGTACAGGTGGACTAAGACAGCCAAGGGCTACAGCAAGAAGGAGGTCTTTGAGGATGTTCCCACGGTTGTGAACCTCGACCCATGGGACTGCTGGGCAGACCCTGAGTGTGGTGGAATGGTTGCTAGCGGGATCGGGTTCTTTCACCGTGAAAGGATGTCCGTTCCGGGGCTCTATGAACTTTTCGCCTTGGTGTTCCCAGATGGCATCGAGATGAGCAACAGTGCCGAGTCTGAGGAGTACGAGTACGAGTACAACCGCAAGGAGTTTGAAGACCTTCTCGCAAATGTGAGCGAGGAGTCAGGCTCAGAGCCAGATGAGTCCTACGGACCCAACGCTGCTATTGAGTCTGGCCATGCCAATAGGCTCTACGAGGTTTTCACCTTTGCTGGCTCAGTCCAGAATAAGTGCCTCAAGGATTACATGAAAGTCACAGGCCCAGACAACCACTTCAGTGAAGTGATCGTGGTCTTCTGTGACGGGTTCATCATCAAGTGCGTCAAGAACCCCTTCCCCGGTGAGCGCAGGCCCTTTCACATGGTGCCTTGGACCAAACTACCAGGACAGGCTTACGGGCGTGGAGTCTCGGAGAAGATCTTCGACCCACAGAAGAACGTCAACCGCTTGATGCGGATGTACATTGACAACAAGCGACTGTCAGGAAACCTGATGACAGCTATCGATAAGAGCAAGCTCAAGCGAAATGCTGACATGACACTCTACCCCGGTAAGAACTGGGAGTTCGAGGGTGCATTTCAAGACGCTGATGTTCGCAAGCTGGTGATGCCAGTGTTCTTCCCAGATGTGACAGCCGGGGTGCTTGAAGCCATTGGCACTATGGTGGCGTGGGCTGACCAAAGCTCAGGGATTCCACGGATTCTTGAAGGCCAACCGGGGCAGGATGCCAGTACAGCCTACGCTGAAAACCAGCGGATCTCTGCTGCCAGCAAGCAACTTGGCTTGGTGCTCAAGAACTACGACATGCACGCATGGGTGCCTATCGTTGAGTCATTCTACGACTGGAACATGGAGTTCCTCAAAGACACAGCCATTAAGGGAGACTTCTCCATCATAGCTACAGGCTTTGCCACCTTCGAGAACAGGCACCTCCGTAAACTTGACTTGGAGAGGTTACTGCTGATGAGCCAACAGATGCCTGCCCTCCAGATGAAGGTCAAACCTGACCCCGTTATCGAGGACTGGGCTATAGCAGGGAACATTGACCCCGAGCGATACCTGCTGACCCCAGAAGAAGTGGCTCAGAAAATGAAGACTGCTCAAGAAGAGCAGATGAACAACTTCGCTGCACAGATGCAGATGGAGCAGCAGAAACAGGCCATGGAGCATGGCTTCGAGATGCAGAAAGAGAAGCTCACCCAAGAGCTCAGCGGTCAGGTCAGGATGGCACTGGCTGAAATCGCAGCTCAGACCAAGGCTGCAAGTGAAGAAACCAAACGGCTTATTAAGCTAGCCGATATTGAATCAAAGGAGAAATTGAATGCCAAAGGAAATGGAAGCGGAAGGGGACAGCCCCCTAACCGACGATGACATCAAAAGCATCGTAAGGTCTAAGGCTGGTAAACATCTGGTTGCGGAATTAAGCAGGATGCTTAGTATGGCAAGGGTGGAAGTAGAGTCGGTGACACCCGAAGGACTCCCACGGCTTCAAGGTAGAATCGCTACCTTGAAGGAAATCATCTTGATATTTGGAGACATAAATGAGTAATTCTATTGGAGCACAAAATGGAAACACCACACACACAGGAGGAGCCACAACTCCTTCAGCAGCCGACATCTTCGCAGCCGAAGTCCAAGCGATCAAGGCCGAAGAAGAAGCAGGAGGAGATCCCTTTGCAGCAAGTGGCAGTAGTGGATCAGGGAGTGATGAGGGTAGTGGACCGAGCTTATCATCCGTCGGACCCAGAGATGCAGAAGCTGGTGGAGATCCCGCTGAAGGTGACGCAGGGACTCAAGACCCCGCTGCCAACGCTGAAGGGGCAGACGCATCTGGGGAGACCGGGGAAACTGAGGGCGATGATGAGGGCGAGGATTCTGTAAAGAAGCGCAACAACTGGAAGAAGGAAGCTCTTGAGCGCAAGCAGGAGCTTGAAGCTCTTAAAACAGAGATGGCTGAGATTAAGAAGATGTTCAGCCAAAAGGCAACCGACCTCTCTAAGATTGAGCTCCCCAAGTTTGACAAGAACGATCCAAATTTGTCTCAGGAGCTGAAAGATCTTCTTGAATATACTCCGGGGCTTGATACAATGTTGTTGTCATTGGTAGCCAACGCTACAAATGCGATCCTTGAAAAGAAAGAAACAGAGAAAGTTGTAATGACTCAGCAGCAAGCTGAAGCTCAGAAACAGCAGGATACCGACACGAAGTATTGGAAAGATATGGAAGGTTGGGTTTCTGGTCAGTACCCTGAATTGACCCTCTCTGACATCCGAAATTCCCCAGACTTCAAGGACTGGCTGAATCTTCGGAAGACTTGGGTAGATACCCAACTCAGTAGTGCAAGCTACGACGACATATCAGGAGCGCAGAAGGTTTTTGAAAGGTACATCAAAGAGAATGGTCTCGGTGGTGCCCCTGCTCAAGAACAAGAAGGCAGGAGAAACTTGGCAGCAGCTAGGACACCCCCTGCAAACCGAAGGACAACCGCACCAGTTCAAGGCCAAAAAAGCCTGTTCAGTGAGGAAGCCCAACGGCTCTCCCAATCTCGTCGCAACTACACCATTTAGAGGAAAACACAAATGGCCATTGTAAATCACAGTCAAGGTGCCACGGGGGTCATCGACTTCCGTACAGCAAACTCGGAGGCACTGGGCGTAAAGCTCTCTGCCAGAATCATCTATGATTCTCAAAAGAAAATGATGCTCACCAAATGGGGAGCACAAGAGGATCTGTCCAAGAACTCTGGACAAACCATCCAGTTCGTTCGTTACCACAATGTTGACACTGGTCTCAACCCCATCTTCGGCAACACCAGCCCTAGCTCGGTTAAGCTCACCAGCACAACTTTCACGACCTCCTTGTACCGCTACGGTGGAGTCATTGACATCCCCGAGAGCATGGAGCTCCTCCACGAAGACAACCTCAAGAAGATCGGTTTTGACCGATTGGCTTACGACTTCGCCCGTAAGATTGAGACTCTCACCTACAACGTCGTCAAAGCTGGCTCCAATGTGATCTATGCTGACGGTGCTTCTGAGAGGGCTACTGTTGTCAACGTGGTTACGGAAACCGACTTCGAGGCTGCCATCGCAACTCTGGAAGAGAACAACGCTGAGGAAATCACTGATTTCGTCAAGAGTTCTCCCGCCTACGAGACCTTGCCTGTTCAGCCTACCTACGTCGCTTACTGCCACACGACTGTGTTGCCTGTAATCCGTCGGATGTCCAGCTTCATCTCTATCGAGCACTACGCTGGTCAGACTGCCATCCTCCCCGGTGAAGCAGGAACCGTTGCTGGCAAGATCCGTGTGGTCGCATCCAACATCGCTCAGCCTTGGGAAGCTGCTGGTGGCAATCCTGCTACCAACGCTGTCCGTGGACTCGGTGCCAATGCCCACGTCTTCCCCATCCTGATTTTCGCCAAAGACGCTTTTGCTTGCTCCAAGCTGCAAGGCGAAGGTGGCATGAAAGTCATGGTCAAAGCTCCCTCCCCTAACGGAGATAGCTACGACAAGCTGGGTTTGAATGGCCACATCGGTTACAAGACTTGGTATGCCTGCACCATCCTGAACAACGACAACTTGGTTAGGATTGAAACCGCAGTTCCCGCATTCAGCACTGCTGCTCAGAATGCTGCTGGCCCCTCTTTCTAATCTGAACACGGAGAAATAGAAACATGCAAAAGCAAATGACTATGACCATCTCGGCAGCCGTAGCAGCTAATAGCAACGCTGCTCCTCTTGTCGTTGAAGTCGGGTTCGTACCCAATCGAATCTACATCATCAACCGAACTCAGCTCACTCAGTATGAGTGGAATGAGAATTTGACCTCTGGCCATTTTTACCAGCGGGTAGCAGCTGGTGACTTGACCAAGCCCACATCTGGTGGACCCACCCTGATTGATGGTTCCAACAAGAACCCTCTCTCTGGTGAGACTACCATGAGGAGCTTCGGTTTCACGATTCCGGGGAACCTTGCTCTGTTCACTGACACCGAGAACGATGTTCTTGACATCACCGTGTTCAGGGACGACGCTGTATAAGCGTTCAGCAAGTTGAATCAAAGGGGTGTCAGGGCTTGCCTCGGCACCCCTTTTTATATTATATCCATCTACTTTCTATTAAGGTTATCACCATGAGTATCAAATCAAAGTCAACAGGCCCCAAAGGGGATCTCGATTCACGAAGGTGGGTCATCATCATCATTCGCAACATGGGGGCAGCAGAAGCTCAGTTCCCTCTTCCCGTCACCGTAAACACCCAGAGGATCTCCTTTGACCGTGACGAGCCCGTAGTAGCCCCGGCTTACTACATCAGCACCCTCTACAATACGATCCTGCCCAAGTACGAAGAAATGAAGAACCCTGACCCTAACGGGGATCAGGCTCGCTTGGTTGAGATGCGTTACCCTGTGGAGATCATCGAGATCCCAGAGAAGTACCAAGGCATCGAGACCATCATTGATTTCGTGAAGGCTGTGAACTCTAAGGAGTGCCCAATGGAGTTCTCGGATTTCCAAGGCAAACTTCGCCTTGGACAAATGAGCTTCAACAAGCATAATTACGACTGGGCTAAGGTAGTCCAAGACAAGAACAAACCAAAGAAGGCTCAAGGTGCCACAACTAACGCAGGCTGAGTTCAAAGGGATTGCCCCCAACAGGTCGGCATTCAGGGGGCAAGCTGCCCTCGCTGAGAATGTCGATCTGTCTGGAGGCGGTCTCAAGCCTGTTAAAGCCCCGAGCTTTGTTGAGGTAGGTCACAGTAAGGACTTCACCTTTCACAAGGGGAGGTGGTTCTCTGGAGACACCAACTACATCGATACCACCATTGAGGGTTTCCCGGCTCTCATCTGCAAGAGCGAGAACAACGAGTGGAGCGTTCGTGTAAACGGTGGTCCAATCAGAGACCTGTGGATCGACCAGCCTACAGGGTTCACCGTTGAGAGCTCCCAGATCCTACCGCCTTACACCCCGAAGATCTCTGTTGTCTCAGCAGGTTCAGTACCAGCAGGCACCTACGAATACTTCATCACCTTTGCTCAGATTGAAAACGATGTGGTGGTCAGGGAGTCTGTTGCTTGTGGAGCAGTGGAGCTAACTGTCACTGACCCGTCCAGAGTAAAGGTTGAAAGGCCAGCTCTTAGGTCAGCAGAGATCCCAGACTTGGTGTGGAGGCTTTACCGAAGGCTGAAGGGAGGAACCTACGCAGCACTGGTTACTTCTGCCCCGGCTCTACAAGCAGCCCTCTACGATGAGAAGGCAGACTACGACCTCGGTGATGTGATCTACCCTGAGCAAAGAGCCACGGAGGTTGTCAAGTACAAGTACGTCATCGTGTGGGTTCGCAACATCAGCGGATGGATCTCAGAGAGCGTACCTTCTGACCTTCTCAGTGCCGATCAGGTAGCCGAAGGGGTGTCCATCAAGGTGCCTGAAGATGTGATCTTCCCAGATGATGTCACTCACTGGAGGATCTACCGGATCTCGCTGGGGTTTGACCCTACCACTACCTTCCAGTTGGTAGCAGAGTTGGACCGAGGCACACGGGAGTACATCGACTACAGAGACAATGTGGAGCTAGGAGTAGCACTTCAATCCAGCTACCGTGCAGACAACGGAGCCTTGGTCTCGGCTGGGATTCCTGACGCAGCCTTTGAAGGAATGGCAGGCCCGTTCAATGGGTTCTATGTGGGGTGGATCGGGCGTTACCTCTACCTCAGCCAGCCCGGAAACCCCTCGTGGTGGCCGGGTGCCTTCGTCGTTGAGGCCAACTTCCCAATCGTAGCCGTGACTCAGACAGGTGGGAACATCGCTGTGCTTACCACTGGTGGGGTTCAGTTCGGCTACGGGGTTAGCCCTACAGCGTTTGCCTTAAGTCAAGCCATCTTCGGTCAGGGTGGGTCCAACCCCAAGGGAGCATCGAGCAACTTCTATCTGGGCTACGACGGGATTTACACGGTCACGGAGGGCGGGGCTCAGCTTCTGTCTCAGGGATTCAACCGTGAATACTTCGACAGCATCAACGCCACCACGGGCACGATCATTCAGGAGAAGGAAAAGCTGTTCCTGTTCCATGGTGCCGGGGCTTTGGTGCTGGACTTCAGGACAAACGAGTGGACCACCTTATCTGAGCGAGAGCACAGCTTCACCTCTGTGACAGTCATCGGAGGTGAGATCTATGGGCTCAAGAGTAACGGGGTCATCGTCAAGTTATTTGACAGTGGCGAAGACACCACGATGGACTACGAGGGGACAACCGACTTTGGGGAGAGCTACATCAAGAAGATCGAATCGCTGAGGCTCTACGGGTCAGGTGATGTCAGGGTTGAGCTTCGAGCTATCGAGGACGAGGCTACGATATTGACTGATGGCGAGGTTGACCTGAGTTCCACCTACGAGCAAGACCGAACCGTCTACGCCCCTGCGTGGCTCAATACTGAGGCACTCCGATTTAGAATCACTGGCAAAGGTCAGGTTCGGAGTATAATGTTCGAGGTGGAAAAAGGGAGCACAGAGCGATAATGGCATTCCCATTGGCAGCAGCATTAGGGATCGGGACAGCCGTAGGTGGCTTGGTCCAAGGTGTCATGGGCTCCAAGGATGCTAAGAGGCAGACGCAAGCCCAACAGCAGATGTACGATCAGCAGTATGCTCTCATGCGAGAGCAGATGGACAACTTCAAGAAGTTGACTGCTGAGTACCCTAAACAGACGCAGGATTTCTTAGGGAAGATTGCTGCCACTTATGAGCAGTTGAACTCGATGATTACCGAGGCTAAGGCCCAAGGTGACGAGCAGGCAGCAGCTATCTTCCAAGCTCAACGAGACTTGGTTGACACTCACCTTGACGCAGAGCTTGAAGCCATCGGAGCCAACAAGGAGCAGATCCTCAAGGCGATGAATGGCATGGCTGATGAAGCCGTGAAGATCGTTATGCAAGACGAAGATAGGCGAGACGGTCTTCGTGCTGAGTACAAGAAGGAAGCAGACCTTGCAGTCGGGAACCTCCGCAAGATGGCCGAGGCTTCAGGTTCACGGATTGACACCATCCTCAAGACCGGCATGGCTCCAGATGCAGCAGCCAAGCTATCACAGATCCGTCAAGGCGTGGCAGATCTTACCCGCAAGACGGCTGAGGTAGAAGCTGCAAGAGGTAAAGGTGGAGCAGCTTCCCGTACCACAGCCACAGAGCTTGAAGGCTTGAAGGTTCTGGGCGAGGCTACTGCTAACCTGCGAGCTCAAGCCGCAGGTGAGCTGGCTCAAGCTGGCAACCAACAAGCTCAGCTCCAAGGCGCAGCAAACCAGCGGATGCTGGGCCTTCAGCCTACCCGTGGAGCAGCGGAGTTAGCTGCAAGGGCACCGTACCAACAGCTCGCAGCAGCTCAGACGATTCAAGCAGGGGAGCAGGGCTTAACTGCCATGGGCAATGCTGCTGCAAGGACCAGATCTCTTACTGGTGCCGAAGGTGAGTCTTCGATGGCACGGGAACAGCAATACTCCAGAGACAGGATGAGTTTGGTATCTGGTCAAAACGCTGCTGAGATGGGTGCCAAGGAGCGTGAGCAAGATATGATCTCCGCTGCCACTGCACAGACAGCAACTCAAGCTCGTTCGATGGCAGACATCATGGGCGTACAGGCACAGAACTACGCTAATATGGCCAAGGAATCTTCCGCTGCTGCGATGCAAGGCTTCAGCCTAGCTGCCCGTACCGGGGCTGGAATGGCAGCAGGCTACGGTCAGACTGGTACTTGGGCTGGTGCAGGGCAAGGTGGTATCTACGGTGGCTTCGGGATAGGATCGTTGCCTAACGCACCTAAGGCCACAGGAAACCCTAACGCTTTCATGCAACAAGAAGGCTACCCTTCACCTTTTGTCAACCAAACGGCAGCGGGTGCTAGTGGGTACGGACCTCAGCTTTACGGGCCAATGAAACCATGAGTTCACTTTTCTTAGACGCAATGGGCGGGCTCACACAGGGCCTTACGCAATTCGGTGAGCTGCAACGGGCTGACACTGACCGTAAGGAAAAGGCTCGTCAGCAAGCGGTAGCCGAGGCTGCTGATGCGGAGAAGCTCAACCTTGAGAAACGCAGGACTAGGACTGCTGAGGATATTGCCGGGGAGAATATCTTAGCGAGTCAGCAAAACCGTACTCAGAGTGGTGAGAAGTTTGGGCAAGAGAAAAAAGGTTGGACGCTTCAAGACATACAGCAAGAGGTGCTGATTAAGGAGCTAGAGATCAGAAAGATGAGTGTGGAGCAACAGCAAGAGTTCTACAAGACCCCAGAAGGTCAGGCTCATCTGAAACAGATACGAGGCAATGAAGTTAAATCTGCTAAAGTTACGGGCTTAAAACTCGATGCAGAGGATACGCAGATCACAGAGACCGCAGAGGTTGCTAAGCTCACAAAAGACAATCGGGTGAAGGCTATGGTAGTTAACGCAGCGGATGCTGCTGGGATTTGGGAGGGTTTTGTGGTTAGAGTAGGTGAGAATTCAGATCTGGTAAAACAGTACAAGAAAGACGGCTTTGATGTTTACCTTAAAAACTTGGAGGCAGCCACTAAGATGATGCCTGCTCTCGTCGGGGCTGCTGGAGGTACACGACGCACATCTTCTAGTCTCACAGGAACTGAACAGTCTTCAACATACGGGCCTTCAGAATCAGAAGTGAATAAGCGACTTGACATTCTTGATAAGATGGGCAAAACAGCAAAAGATACAGTCGCAACATTGCAGGAGGCTGCGGAGAAAAACCCCGAGCTGTTAAAAACTCCAGCTTTTAAAACTGCATATGATAACGCTGTTTTTACATTGAAGGCATATGGAGAAAAGTCTTTGGAATTTATCAACAAAGGGGACTTCACTGCTGCCAAGAGCACAGCAGATGAGGGTGAAGCTAAAGTATCCACCAGCTTAGCTCTGCTCAATCAGATGCACAAGAGCCATGTGGCAACTCAAGCTGGGTATGCCAGTGATGATGCTGTGGTTGTAGAATCTTTCGGACCTCATAAGCCAACAAACTTAGGAGGAGGTTTGGACTATGACGGTAAGCCTGTTCAAGAATCTAAAATCACAGCACCTTCTACCACAAACCCTACCCCAATTCCTAAACCTCTTGATGCTGAGGTTGCACCTAAACCTCAACAAACCTACGGTAAAGATTTTGGGTATGGGTCAAAAGGAAAAACCAACAGGGAGCTGAAGTTAGAAGATTACCGAAAAGAGCAAAAGAGGAACAGTGATTCCTTGGCTGTACAAAATAAGCAGCAAGAAAACCAGAAGGTAAGTGATTCGGTGGAGATGGAGCTAGACGACCTAAATGTCACCGATGACATGGTTAGGTCAAGGATCATAAAGACTATCGCAGAGGAAATCAAAGGAGGTCTCCTTAAACCAGATGAGAAATCTATAGCTAAAAGATCTAAAGAACTTTCGCAAAGGATTAACCTTTCTAGGTAGTGACAAATCCAACCTACCGTGTATTATCCTCTCCGGTGAGGAATTAAAAGACAATGGCAAATTTCACAGACGCACTCATTTACGCTCAGCAAAAGGGCGTACCCCACTTGGCGAAGGATTTTTACCAACGTCGTCAGTTTGCAGAGGCACAAGAGAGTGGGATGCTCCTTGATGAGATCTCGCCTATTGTAAGCAACATACTGGCAACCCATATATCACAGCCGGGGGACTTCTCTAAAAGCGTGAAGATGTTCACCAAGGATATTTTTTCTTTAGGTGCTGGGGATGGGGGTGCTACAGAGCAACTCAGGGCTTCAACCAACTTCGACATAAAGCAGCTCATGAAGACCTCTACCGGGGTGAGCCAACTTGAAGCTGTCATGAAACCCTCGGATGCCTTGGCTGGAGGGGTTAATGAAGAAGAACAAGACGGCTTCATCTGGGGTAACATCAAGCGAGGCTTCGAGAACAACCTTGGCATGGCAAAGCTCATGTCAGGGATGCTTGCCAGTGGGGTAGGTGTTGACAGCTTAGGTGAGGCTCTCGAGGCTTCAGCTCAAAACAACTTCGCTCAGGCTGAGAAGTTTGCCAAGTCTGAGAGCTTCGATGAAGACCCGCTATCGTGGGCAGGGCAGGTTATCCTTGAAGGTGTACCTGACATCGCTATGACTCTGCTCAGTGCTGGTACTGCTGGCCTTGCTGTAGGTGGTGCCAAGATGCTTGGCGGTAACGCTGCCAAGAAAGCCGTAAGAGAGGGCCTTGAGGCTTCTCTCAAGAAGGGCCTTGTTGGTGAGGGCGCAGAAGCGGTCGCCAAGGCTACGGTCAAAGATGAAGTCGTGGATGCAGTCACGAGCGTAGGTCTCAAAGATGCGTTCATGGCCAAGGGGCGTAAAGCCTATGTTGACAACGTGCTCAAGGTAGCCAAGAAATCAGGTGCAGAGTTTGACGAAGACATGCTCAAGGACTTCGTGCTCAAGGGTGCAAGGTCTAGGGCCTTGACATCTTCCAGCACTGCTGCCATGGCAGGAGGTTTTACTTGGGGAGCTCTTACCACAGACGGAGACATCGCAAAGGATCTCTACGACGAGGCAGCTAATCTCAGGCAGGCCCGAGTAGAGCAACTGCTTCAGAGCATTCCAGCCGAGCGTAGAACCGAGGCTCAGTTAGCCAAGGCCAACGAGCAGGCCAAGAAAGAGATCTCCGACCCTACCCTAGGTGACATGGGGGTAGCAGCACTGGTTGCGCCTCTTACTGACTCCATCGTGCCCTACATGGTAGGCAAGCAGCTTGGTATCTTCAAAGGGAGCAAGGTGTCTACCGTGCTTCGTGAGATGGGCAAGACTGATGCTGGGAAGAAGATGCTCAGGAGCTTACCTGCTGCCGTTGCCCGAGGTGCCATACCTGAAGGTTTTACTGAGATGGCTCAAGGTGCCATGGCAGAGTCTGCCAAGTACGACTTCATCAAGCAGTATGAGACTCAGGGTTTGACCAAAGAACAGGCAATGAGCTGGGCTTACTACATGCTACGGCCTGAAGCTAAGGCTAGGTATCTGACAGAGTTTGCCGGTGGTGCCCTTATGGGTGGCGTACTCGGTGGGATTGCCAGTAAGTTTGAGAAGGCACCTGCTGCTGAAGGTGAGCCTGAAGCTCCTGCGGTAGTCACACCTGAAGAAGCAGCCTTCCTTGCCGACCCGAACAACTGGATCGACAACATCAACCAGATCTTCGGTGAAGGTGAAAAGCCTGCGTGGTCAGAGAAAGCTCAGGAAATGGCAACCAAAGGCGCAGCCATTAAGACCGAGCGTGACGAGCAGATGAAGCCAACCGAAGCCCAGCAAGGGGCAATCGCTGCCCTTGAAGCAGACAGGAAGAAGATCGAGACCAAGAAAGGAAAGAAGTACACCGAGGAAAAACGGGCTGAGGATCTGGCTGCAATAGACCAGAAGATCGAGAGCGAGAAGACCAAGATCGCTGGTGCCAATGACAAGCTACTTCAACTGCAAGCAGCCGAGATTGACCTTGAAGCTCAAGTTGCAGAAGAAACCCTCCCAGAAGCTAAGAAGATTCTCCAAACAAAACTTGACGCTACCAAGAATGCAATAGCTATCGAGAAGATCAAGCGTATTGAGCTCGACAGAACAGAAGGTTATTTCGAGCCACTCAAACCTTTGATGGAGAAGATCAAGAAGACAAAGGAAAGAACTGATCTCACCGAAGAAGAGAAGACTGGACTTGTAAACGCTTACACAGGCGAGTTAAAGACAAAGATCGCAGGTCTTGACACTGAGATGGCTATGAAGGAGACAGCTAAGAAAGAGGCTGACAGGGTAGATGATCTGAACAACAGAAAAGATTTCTTGGAGCCAGAAGAGTCTGTAGAGTTGCAGTTCTACAATTTCAAATCTAAGCCGGGGATTACACCTAGCACCGCTGCACTACTGGCATTTGAAAGCTCCCCAGAGAACACACCTGAGTTTATCTTCAAGCAAATTAGCGAAGCAGATCTGACCGCTGCCACGAAGGAAGGTGGTAAAATCACACCAGAAAAGGTTCAGGCAATCCGTGAGAAGTTCGCCCCTCCTGCTGAAACTGAGACTCTGACACAAGAAGAAAAAGACCGAATGCTTATAGATAAAGCTATGGGTCCGGGGGCATACGACAAGATGATCCCTGAAGCAAGAGCTGAAAAACTTGCTGAGATTAGGGCCAACATACAAGGTTCTATAGATGCCACTAAGACTGCACCTGAAGCACCCAAGGCTACGACTGATGCTTACACTGACTACCTCACCTTAACTGATGATGGGATGTCTGAGTCTGAGGCTGCATCTCAGGTCTTCGCACAGTACGGAGAAGACACGCCCCAAGATGTCATCGACACCATGAGTGACGATGACTTAAACAAGGTTGCGAAGGAGTACCCTGAGACCTTTGATGCAGTCAGTAAGGTTAGACGAGCACGGGTAGCCAAGACTAGGTTTACACCGAAGACGAAGGTTGGAGGTGCAGGCGTAGCTACGCCAGAGGCACCCAAGCGGAACACGAAATCCCCACAGGAGATCTGGAACAGTGGTGGGCTCATTACCAAGGACGGCAAAGAGATAAAGAATGTCTCCGTGTCAAGGGCAGAGCTTAGGAAACTGGCAAAAGAATCAGGAGGTGACGGTCAAGGTCACGCTGGTGAATACCTCGCCAAGTTCGGTGAGGACTGGGAGAACGCACCTGAAATCTGGGCACAGTACCAGAGTGACCTAAAAGCCCTAGAAGACTTCGAGGCTGGCAGGAAGGTTGTTGAGCTACCGAAAGCTGAGAGAGCTACAGCTACTGAGACTCAGATAACGCAGGAAGAACCTGATGAGGTTGCAAGCGACCGAGGTACAGCAGAGGCTAAGCGACGAGCACAGAAGGCAGCGGATGAAAGAGCTACTGCTGAGGCTGAGGAGGTAGTAAAACTCCTAGATACTCTCATGGTGGCGAGTAGCAGCACCATGTACACCCCAGACGAAACCATGAAGGCTAAGGAGAACTTCATCAATGCACTGAAGAAACTTGGCTTCAGGAATCGCATTGCTACCAACCTTCAACCTAACGAGATTCTGCAAGCACTCGTAGAGAAAGATGTGCTAGAAGTCAGCAACGCTCAGATCAGCTTCTTGGCAAATATGATTGAGAATCAAGAGGGCGAAGGTGCTCAATTTGCTCGACCCGTAGGCGACCAGCAGGTATCAAAGGGTACGACTATCGAGGCCCTGAAGACTTGGCTCGATGGCAATAAACCTGCCTTCCTAGCCAATGCTAAGGTTGAGGTAGTCACGACAGATAAGTTCCCTGACGGTGGCAAGGATTGGCAAGGGGCGTACAGCAACGGGACAATCTACATCAACGCTGACACCATGACTGAAGCCGAGATGAAGAAGATTCTTTTCCACGAATCTCTTGGTCACGCTGTAGCCCGAACCATTCTTGGTAAGGACTACGACGGAGCCATGAAGACTATCATCAGCGAGATGAAGAAAGTGCTGGTTGGTGGTAAGGATGTGATGATTGGTGACACGAGCCTGAAGGCCCTGCTCAAGACCTACGAAGACAAGCTCTACAAGAACGGTGAGATCGACCCACTGGTAGCCGAGGAAGTCTGGGCTAAGTACATCGAGGCCCATGTAGAAGGCAAGCTCAAGAACAGGAACTTGTTCTTCAGAATCCTTGAGAAGCTCCGTGAAATGTTCCGACAGTTCAGAGGGAATGAGGTAAGCAGGCTCAGTACCGTTGAGGCATTGGCAGCCCGTGCGGTTAGACTGGCTGAGCTGAATGCACTGGACATGACCAGCATTATGAGCCCAGAAGTAAGAGCTGCCAATTTCCAGAAGTGGTTTGATGGGAGTAAGGTTGTAGGAGAAGACGGTAAGCCTTTGGTTATGTACCATGGAACGGTTTCAAACTTTACAGAAACTGACGGTACAGCTATGTGGGGAACACCAAGCATTGAACACGCAGAAATGTACTCTGGGGGTAACGCTACCTCGTATGGGAGCATAGGAGAAAACATTATGCCGATATATCTGAGCATAAAGAAACCCTTCGATGCAGACTCACTGCCCAAGCAAACAACTGTGAGTGAGTTTGCAAACGAATTGGCTAAACAGGGCTCCACTGACTTAGACAAAAAGAAGATGCTCGCAAACATTCGCAAGCTGAGGTCGATGGACTTGAATAAGAAGGATAATCCTAAGCATGGTATCCTAGACTTTTGGTACAAGACAGAGCAGTTCTTTGGCCCTGAAGGTTGGGATGTAATCAAAGAGATGATTAAGGACGCAGGCTTTGATGGTATAAAACTCACTGAGCTGAAGAACACCACCTACGCTGCTCTTGACTCTAACCAAGTGAAATCTGCCACAGGTAACAACGGAGAGTTTGACCCAGCCAACCCAGACATCAGGTACGCCCGTAAGGTAAACCCAGAAGACCCTAAACTAACGAAGCAAAGAGGAGAACGCATCTACAACAAGGATGTCCAAGACGGGGTACGGCTATTCACGATAGCGGTTCCGAAGATGCTGGAAACCCAGGTCGCTTATATGAAGGACGCTTTCAAGCGGGATGACCTGAATATCGTAGACAGGTTCCTGCAAGCGAAGCAATGGGCCTACGAGAAGGCGGAGCAACTAGGGATACCTGAGCTCAAGCAGATGTTCAAGGTGGCTGTGGACGCATCGGACCGCAGGAGGGAGATCAACAACACCCTGAGCGTTATGGCTAGGCCATTCATTACAGCCAGCAGGGAAGACCAAAACGCTGTAGGTAAAGTCATCACCCAAGGTGACATCGAAGGCAAGACCTACACTAATGCTGCCGAAGCTAAGCTAACAGAGCAACAGTTCAAGCAGTACCAAGCCATCCGCAAGACCCTTGACGAGTCCAGAAACATTCAGGTTGAAGGGATTCAGAAGGTGGTGGACCTGCTCAAGTCAAAGATCGCCAACCAAGAAGCTGCCAACCCCAACATCACCAAGCAGATCAAAGAGCTTACGGCTACCATTGGTGCCCTTAAATCCATCAAGGGATTCTTCCCACGGGTAAGGCCCGAGGGGGCAGAGTACCAAGTCACCTACATCGAGAACGGTAAGTTGCACTCGGTACTGGTAGAGGGTAAAGGAGAAGCAGGAAGGGCAGCAGCCAAACGATTGATGAACGAGCTTGAAGCCCGTGGCATCAAGGATGTGGGTGAAGGCAAGAAGGAAGGCGACCTCACTGACAAGACCTACCTGACCCGTGGCGTAGACCTGAAGTTCTGGGAAGCCGACGACATGACCACAAGGGACATCGCAGACATCTCCTCGATCCTTGGTTCTGTGCTCAGGGGCGAAGACGGCAAGCTGCCACCCGGATACGACGAGATGATTAAGAGCTTGTTCTTCTCCAAAGGATTCCAGAAGCACTATCTAAGACGGACTAAGGTTAGCTTAGGTGACGCTGCTAGGGGTAGCTCACTGGAGGCCAGCGTAGTAGGTGGTGTAGTTGACCCCTCTACCTCGGTCATCCACGGCTACAAGACCACAGACCACGCTGATGTCTTGCGTGATTACATTGACAACTTGGCAGGGTACATCTCCAAGGCTGAGACAAACGAGAAGTTGTTTGAAATCTTCGAGACGCAGAAGGATGGCAAGAAAGTCTTCGAGCGAACCAACCGTGAGACGCTGGGTGCCTACAAGGAGGCCCGTGAGCTCATCAAGAACATGAACCAGAAGCACGATACCATCTACCGCACGACGAGGTTCATCAACGCCATGCAGTTCCACGCTCACATCGGGCTTAGGGTGGGGTCTGCTATCTGGAACAAGACCCACATTCATATTGCTGGTGCTGGCTCCTTGCACACGGAGATGAAGAAAGCAGGGAAGAAGGACATGCCCAGCATGCTCAACCTCAGCAAGCAGTTCATGGCAAACGACATCTCGGCTATGAAGTTCCAGATTGCCATGTCGAAGAAACCCGCTGGTGACACTGAGGCAAAGGTGACGCTCTCAGAGATGGGCTGGGGTCAAGAGAAGGCCAAGCTCCTCGACGCTATGAACGCCTACTTCAGAACAGCTCAAGGTACTACCCTGAGTGAGCAGATCTGGGGAGATCAGGTGGCCCGTCAAGACGGCATACCTAAATCCATGTGGGGCTGGTACAAGAAAGCCTCTGGGTTCTTCATGCACCACTCGGAAATCTCGAACAAGTTGGCCAGCTTTATGACCCATTACGATAACATGGGAGGCAACGCCAAGGACGCAGCTTACTTCGTGAGGTTGCTCAACGGTAGCTACGAAGACTTCAACATGCCGGGGTACTTGACTGGCTCAGGGCTTAGTGGAGCTGCGTTCAAGATAATGCTCAACACCTTTAGAACCCATGTGGTCAACTACTACGGCCTGCTCGGTAACATGTGGAAGCACGACCCCGCAGCCTTTGCATACACCATGGCAGCAGCTACCTTGATGGCTGGGGTTCCTGGTAAGGAACTCTTCGAGCAACTGGTGAAGCTGATCTACGGTGTGGCTGGCGAGAACGATCCGTTCAAGGGTAGCATCGACACTTGGATGGAAGACCAGTTCGGTTCGTCCATGGCCAAGGGTATAAAGGGTGGTATGTTCAACTGGACAGACATCACTGACCCAAGCATGACCATTGGCATCAGTGCTCACCCACTCTACGAAGGCTTCAAAGTTCTACTGGGCCAAGGTAGTGAGACAGCACTGGCTGCACCTTTCACTGGGTTCTACAAGGCTGCAACGGGGCAGGTTCCCTTCTACAAGATCGTACCCATCAGGGGACTGCAAGCAACCTATCAAGCATTCTACGAGAGCGACGCATTTGGTTTCGGTACTCAGGTTGAGGTCGGTGCAAGGCGAGTCTTTAACTCAGACGGGACACCGATGAAGCTGGCTCCATGGGAGGCTGCGATGGTTGCAGCGGGGGTAGCCCCTGCCCACAGGTCAAGAGTAGGTAGCTCTATCTACGAGGGCTCACAGGTAAACCAGTTCTGGAACGATTGGAAGACGAGCATCTTGACTGACGCAGAGGAAGCCAAGACAGCGGTTGAAAGGATGAAGGTGAACGCTCAGATGAGCGAGTTCAACAAAGCCCTCGGTGAAGCCTTGCAGAGCCCAGCCTACAAGGGTGTCATCAGGGCTAAGCCTGTAAGATGGGCTGACACCAAACGGTCACGAGGGAAGGTAACAATGAAAGAGGAGCAGGAATGAGCCAAACGAGAGCAGATGTTTTAACGGTGCTGAACGCATTGGTCAGCGACCCAAGAGACCAGAAGTGGACCCCGGCTCAGAAGAACCACGCCATCAACCAAGCGTTGCAAGATGTGGTCAGCTCAGAGTCCATCCCTTATGTGAGGACCACCAGCATTTCACTACGGGATCGTGAGTACACCTACGAGTTCCCCGAGGATATGCTTGAGCCGATTGCCATGATGTTTCAAGACATCGAGGGCCAAGTGATTATGAGCTCAGGGTGGAAGTCCCTGCTTCAGAGTACCGACTTCGGGTTCTTCAACCAGAGTTCAGACTCAAGCGCATTCTGGCAACAGGCAAGGGATCTATCAGGACATATCACTCTGCGAGACATCGTGAGTGACAACCAGTTTATCTTCGTGCCTTACTACGAGGCAGAGGATCATACCAGTGCCACGGTAACACGGAGCTCAACCATGCCGACTTCTGCCAGCGAGGGTGAGGTGTGGGTGGATCAGTTCGAGAACGAGAACCTCATCTACGCTTGCAGCGAAACCTACCAGACTACGACGGATCAGGCCAGCATTACCATATCCACGGACTACCTACCGGGTACCGTGGATTTGGTGATGACCTACGATGTGGCCGTGGTGAAATATGTGGAGGTGGTTCTGGTGGATGGAGGAGCCAGTGGTACTTCCTCGGTTGCCATCACAGGCGACGCTGACAGCAGGAGCAACCCGCTGACCTACACCTTCACGCTTTACGAGAACAACAACTCGAACGACGACATCATAGCCTTGGCCCCGGCAAACCTTACGATCACTGGGGCTAGTTCTACGAGAGGGGAGATTATACCTACGGTCTTCGAGCTTGAAAACCCTGCTGCTGCCAAATGGATTCAGCAAGTTTTGCACCTGCGATATGTAGCTATCTTCCCCAGACTTAACACTGACGAGGATACGCTACCGTCTGAACTGCCAGTTCTTATCAGAGAGGGTGACTGCTTGGCTTATATCGCAGCCTACAAACTACTGATCTCAGTTAAGGGAGATGAGAGGCTTTTGATTATGAGCAGGGAATACCGCAAGGAAGCTCAGGATATTCTCAACAGGTGCCGTAGGCATAGGAGTGGCAACATGCCACCCTTCGACCTCAGTCCTGCGTGATGTGTTCACTCTCCTTGTAGCCACAGTAGCACACACCCCTTGCACCATTAACGGCAAGTAGGTTCTCTGCGTAAATACCGCAGGCTTTACTTGGTCTTTTTATGCCCCAGCTTCCTTTATCCATTGGATCTGGCTCACCTTTCTTTTTAAGCACAACATTAACCACGAATCTCTCTCCACATAAACATCTTCTCACCTTCAGATAGCTCTGAGGTACGAGGTGCAAGTTGCCCTCGGGCACCAAAATACCTGGTGATACCCACAACCCAATCTTTCAGGCTTACACCTTTTGGTGGGGCTCCAGCTCTGTTAATTCTGTGACAGACTTTACTCCTAAACTCAGAGACTAGCATGTCAGCCACAAACTTTGTTTCAACATTAGCTTTGTCATAGCCTTTTGTTTCGCTGAAACATCTACACTGTATTTTTAATATATGCTGTTGAGCTAGCGGGTCTGAGACAGACGGAGACAGATATGATAAGTCTATTGCTGGCTTAGTTAGGCACAGTGGGCATTCGTAGTTTACCTGTGCCGTGTCCGGTGTGAACTTCTTGTACCCAAAATTATGCCTAGCATTAAAAGGTTCTTCGCCTCTCTTTCGTGGCTCTGTCATAGTGAGGCTACAAGCTACGACGGTCTTCAAAATCAGAGAACTTCCAATGCTTGCCTTGGCAGATATGAAGCACAGTCTCTAGGTTGCCTGTCTTGAAGTTCTTCTGACGCATAGGCTCGCTTAACTGAGGGCACCATTCACCACAGGGGGTACTACCAGTTAAGGGGCAGTGCATATCTACCCATCGTTGGCCCCGCTTGATTTCGAGGTTGCCCTCTGCGTTTAGTTTACCTTCCACTCGTTTGCTCCTTGAGTTTTAAGATCTCTATGTCACGCTCTAATAGCTTTTCTTCAAGCTTTCTAATCCAGTTCTCGTAATGAGACATGACATATTCTATAGCCATTGGCTCCCACAGCTTAACACCACCTAAACCCCTAGCCATCTCTGGATCTGTCACAGACAAGGTTTTGCATCCGTTGTCTCTAGCTACTCTGCGAGATTCTTCTGTACAGTGACACACAAGGTAGCCATCTTTGAATTTCTTAGTGGCTTCGGCAAGCGTGTATGTAACCCCAGAAGCTCTAGGGTAGCAAGTCAGTGCTCTAAAATTCTTCATACATCAGTCCTTCACAAAGAAATTACCAATCCAACCAGCACTTTTAACTGGCAAACCTTTTGCCCAAGCTGGAGTCATATTCATTATCTCAGTCATTTTGTCAAATGTCTTCTGAGCATCTTCTTCCCGAACCAAGCACACGCATTCATCGTGTATCAACATACATGCAGGTATCCCAGCTTCACGCAACCTAAGAGAAATGTCACGCATGATGCAGGCAGAGAACGCCTGAACACAGTGCCCGAAGATCGCCCCGCCCCATGTCCTAGTCTTATGCCAGCCCTGAGCTTTTTTATCTTCAGCACCGTAGGTCATGTAGGTGATCTCCTTGCCGTAGTTCCCCGGCTCTAGTCTGGCTCCCCAGTAGGTAAGCACTCGCTCACTTGGTAGCCTGAGCATGAGGTTCTTGCCATCGTGCAGGAACTTAATCGGGTTGGTAGGGGTGTTGACCAGAGTCACGATGCCCGGAGTTTCAATAGCACCCTTGGCTGCGTCATCTATCAGCTTCCACATTTCCTTGACTTCAGGGAACATCTGCTTGTGAAGATCCCAAATACCAGTACCTTCAGCCTCCGTCAACGATCTTCCTTGGGTTGCACACAAAGCTACCAGCGTTTTAACCCCAATACCATAGTTGCAGTTATGAACTATCATCGGGCCTAAGCCTGTCATAACCATGAACCTATGTCTTGGGCCTGCGTTTTTTACGTCCAATGTACGCTTCACTTTCACGAATAATTTCATCTGCTGTAAGACCTCTTCTGTAGCGTGACATGACGAGCCCTGCATGCGGGAACCTCGGAGTGAACATTCTCCAGAACTTCTCGACCCGATACGGCTCACCTTGGTATTCGATCCAGTTATTTTTAGTTCTGTACTGTTCAGCAATAATTTCTTCAGAAGACATGCCAGCAACGATTTTTTTATAAATTGTGGTAGAACAAGCGTACTGCGGTGCGAGCTCCCTGTGAAACTCGGTTGATGTGTACAACCTACCTTTGTATTCGACTTTTTTATTCTTTTCAATGTTGTTTGCCTGCTGTGTTCTAGTAGCGAGTCTAAGATTTCCAACAGCGTAGTCACCATCATTGTTGATTCTGTCGAGTTCAAGTGACGTATTTTCGTGGTTGTCAAGCGTTCGTATGTATGACATGAAATCTCTACGGCTCTTGAAACCAACCTTAATACCTCTTCCTCCGTATCTGTGGAACACTGGGTTTCTAGGGTCGTAGCATCTGCTGTAAATGGCAGCAACCCTGATAACCCAGACACGCCTAAGTCCTCGGTCTGGGAATATGTCGTAGTATTTTGACTGAGTGATATGAGATTTTTTACTTCCACATTTGTTGCACCTAGTGGTTCTCCCAGCAACGACATTGCAGAAGTCAACTGTAGTCTCAACTCCGCAAGAGCATCTACATTGTAGTTTGTGGACACCACCCTTTGGCCCTTTAACATGGCCAATAACTGTGAGCTCGCCAGTGACAGTGCCGATTGTAAAGTCTTCATGTTTAGGTCTTTTATTTCTTCCCATATGTTTTCCTCAGTAAGAATTTTATGGTCTGCCGTAAATGGTAGCCAGTAGTCACATGCTACAGGCTTTTTTCCCATGTCAATAGCACCTTCACACGGCACAAACTCAACACCATCAAACACCCTATGCTCTGCTGTGATGTCCTCAATCTTCACCCAACCTACGCTGGTAAGAACTGGGGTTCCTTCTGCGACACACGACAGAAGCCCCTGCTTCCCGGCAAACCTATCCATGCCTAGCTTGTTGGCGAAGATCATGTAAGGCTCTTCACCTCGACCAGCGTCAAAGTCATGGAACATCTGAAGGTTCCTTGCCATCGCTACCCAGAATGCCCCCCTTGCCTCGATAGCTGCAAGGTCACGCTGAACGAACACCCAACCTTTAGGTGCTGCAAACATGGTGCGGATGGAGGTACGCAAGGCATCCATCGGTCGCATCCCTGACTTCAGGTACAGCCCGTCAACATCTCTGGCACGGATTAACTCCCGAAGCTCAGCTATAACCTTGAGCTGTGCCTTCTCACCACGGGGCAGGTTCTGGATCTGCACACCCTGCGAGGTCCAGCGACCTGTCCTAATGGCACCGTGATGCCTGTAAGATCCACGTAGGTAGCCATCATCATCAGTGAAGTTCACCAGTGCATCGAACTTACTCACAGAGCTTGAGCCTACGCCCATGGCTTTTATCTCCAGCAGGTCTTTCACTGGCCCCGGTAAAGCAGGGTCGTCAAGTGCATCTGCTACATGCTCCTTATCTGTGCTGACTAAGGTGTAGCCGAAGTTCTTGGCAAAGGCTTTGATCTGAGCATGAGATTTCAGGTTGATGTCAGGGTACATCGCCTTAAGCTCAGCACCTACAACCTCGTTCATCTCACGGGCAGACAGCACCAGTTCCGTGTCAACAGGAATCCCCGTGATGTTAATTGCCAGCGTCTCTTGGTAGCACCTAAGCTCGTAGGGTGGCAAGGGTCTGAGCTTCTCAAGAGCCTCAGCCTCGCACTCGATGTCAGCAATGCAGTAGGTACACAAGCGTTCCATTTTCTCGTGATCGTACAAATATGTACCATCTTCTCTTTGCTTTGACATCTTCACCATGAGGTCGTGGCCTTCCTTGTCTTTGACTACCGTGAAGGCAGCAGCGTTAGAGAGCTTATCAAGGCCAGCAGGTAGCCCACTGTAAAGCCCCTGAACCTGAATGCAGTACATCTGGCTGGGTCTTAGCTCAACGCCCCAGCACTGGGTGTAGATCAGGTACTCGAACTCTGCGTTGTATGCAAAGACAACCTCGTCTTCTTTAGGAATAAACGGAGCTTTGTCGCTTGGCTTGTCAAATAACCATAACCTCTTATCAGAGCGATCAACAACAAACCCACGGTCATCAATCCTAGCGTAAACATCAGCAACACAAAGGCACATAACTTCAGTACGCAGATCACGAGAATAGCGGGAAGCACCATGAACTTTAAGGTCAACTGGGCTCCTCGTTTCAAAGTCTGCCAGAATCCCGACTCGCTTAGAATGGACATGGTGCCCTCCAATAATCCTTGCCGTAATCATACTCACTCTCCAATACATAAACACAAACAGCTAACGCATCCCATGCGTGGTTGGTGATGCCTTTGATGACATCATTATTACCTCCAAACCTTTCCTTCAAGACCTTCCTCACTTCGGGCTTGGGTAGGTTGGACCTGCCAGTGAAGTGTTTGATAACCTCTGGTCTTGTGGGCTCACAGAAGAAAGAGTTGTGAGCTTGCCTCACCCTACCGCACATGTAAGCCGTGCGGAAAACATCTTCACCTACTGCTCTACCGTAGCTCTGCACCCACTCGTAACCTATTACTTCAGGCTGGAACTTGTTAAGGATCTCAATGACCTCAGCATTCCAAGCATGGCCGAAGCTAATCTCTTGCAGGCAGTCTTCACCTGCGCTGATACTGCACCATCCAGATTTCTTTTGACCGGGGTCAACTCCGAAGATTCTCATAGCATTACTCCCCTGCCGTTGACCCACCTGTAGGTCAACTGGTCTGGTCTTAGCTTCTTCTCTGGTACGAAGTTCGAGACAGGCACTACTCCAGCCTCGCTGTGGATATACTTACCCCTGGCTTCATTTGCTGGCACGATCCACGGTCCTTTCTCTGGTCTAGGTGTCATGCTTGCTTTCTCCCGCCTTTGTTGTATGTATCGTGGTCCACTACCTTGAAGACTTCTTTGACGTTGGTATACCGCACTCGCATTAAGGAAAAGAACCTAGCGAACTGGAGCTCCATCAACCAGTCAACTGGGGGTAATGGATCTTTAGTAGACTCTCTTGGCACATAGTCCGTACTGTAGTAGCACCTGTGGTACGCTCTTTTGTTCTCGGCCCTGCATGGTTTACAGAACCCAGACTTACGATTGGTCCACTCATACTGGCTATCACAGGTCTTACACCTGTCAAACTTGGTGGGGACTCTCATATCTTCAACTCAATCTCTGTTTGCAGGTCGAATTCCTTCACATCATAAGCCACCTTGGCAAGCAGTTCAAGCGATGCTGTCAAAATCTCTGCAAGATGCTCTTCATCTTTCTCTCGCTGGCAGGTGACGTAGCACTTCCAGCCGTTGTCCTTGGTCGGTAGCTCGACACGGATTGACGATCCCACCTTGGCATCGAGTAGTTCACGGAGTCTGTGGTTCTCGACATGCTCTAGCCTTAACTTCTCATCGGTCGATTCAATATCCGTCATGGCATCGCCTAGCGATTTATTAAGCCAAGCAATCTTAGCGTCGAGATTTTCAATGGTAGTCATTGCGAAATCAAGTCTCTCTGCAAGCGACAGCTTTGTGTCGTTGATGTACAATTTTTGTGCTCGCTCATTCATTTTCGTTTCTCCCATGCGTCACAAATAGATACAATATCTGTACCATGTTCCATACGCCAACAGAAGTCGGATTCATATTCCTCTGCGGTAATATGCTCACTCTTATAGGGTTTCGGTTTGGCATTATGTAGACAAGTATAGTCATTGTAGTCAAAACCATCCAATATCTGACAGTGCTTACAGTTTAAGCACGAATCCACAGTTCTTCTATTTTTCATCTTGCCACCTCTTTAAGTGCATCTCAACATGATCCAGTGCATCTGGCCCAACGGTATTGACTGCCGTGGACCCGTCATTGTAGCCATCCCTGTAGGCTTGTTCGACTTCGATTTTAAGCTCGAAGTTATCTGACTTAGACTCTACCATTTCTTCCAAATGGCTCTCACACTTTTTCTTCAGTGCGTGGTTCTCAACCTGCTCCAACCGTAGCTTTTCTTCGGCAGCCTCAAGCTGGTCCATGGCTCTGTTATAGGCTTTGCTCCAATTCTTGAGGACCTCACCGTTGCCAGAGTGTGTCAGGTCGTTGATTGTCGCCTCTGCATTATCGGCTCTAGCTCTTTGCTTACGGCACTCGTCTTCGAGCCTCTCGTACTGCTCGACGGTATAGGAATATGAACTCATGGATGCACCTTCTTCGCAAAAGCTGTCCAGTAGGCTTTCCACTGTTGGTCATCGTGGTGGTCCTTCCACTTTGAAGACTCTGCCTCGATGACCGAGCGCAAGCGGTCGATCTCATTGGCCTGCTTTGCGCTCATGGCCTTGGCCACGGCAAGCTCTTTCTCAGCTTTATCCAGCCTATCCGCAATGGCTTGCAAAACAAGGTCAGCATCCCTATCAACCTCGGCTGGTATCCGCATCGTAAACTCGTTGCGAAAACTGCTCGCTGTTCTATCGCCAGTTATCGCCCGAATTAACTCTCCCACCCGATCCAATAATTCTTTCGTTGGGACTTCTTCTGATTTCTGATATTTTGTACTCATTTCCAGTTCCTTTTTCTACCATGTTTTGGTTTCATTCGTTTCCTCTTGATTTTAATTGCCAAGGCTTTCTGTTGTTGTCGGTTGACTCTGTACTTGTCCCGCCATTTGTTGCGATCCACGCCCTCTATCGTTCGCCTTGTAAGTGCTTTGACCCATTGATAGAGGTCGATTCGTACAGGATCGTGAGGACCAAACCCGCGATACACAAAGCCAAACATCCTATACCTCCTCCACCCAAAATCTCTTGATCTCACTGGTCGGGGTGTCGGAGTAGCCTTTGCACTCCTTAGATAAGAACTCGACACTATAGTTGTGATTCTTTGTCCTCACAATATCTTCATCCACCTCGATTACAAGAGAGGTTCTGGTTTCAAAGTGCAGATATTTACCTAGCAATTCCAGTCTAGTGACCAACCTGCGCTTCGGCAAGGTAGGGTCGGTTAAGGTGTAGTTGTTCCAAGTCCAAAGTTTTCTTTCTGTTACTACTCTGTCATCTGCATAGGCAATGATGGTTTCATCAGACCAAGAATCGTAATCTGTATCTCTCACCCACGCCTCGATGCCTTCGGGCGGGATGGGGGTGCCACATGGCAACTGGTGGTAGTTACTCATTTGCTCTCCTTCAAAATCTCTTGTTTCCTTTCGTCGCTCAGCTCAAAACGCTGGTCGCAAACTCGGCACCTGTTATAACCCATCACCTTGCCATCTACAACTTTTGCATGGCGCTCCGTCAGGCTGTGCGGTTCTCCGTTCAGGCATGGGGCCTTGCGTGAGTAGACATCTACGCTGACCTCGACTCGGTACAGGAAAACCTTTCCGCACTCGTCGCATTTCTGCCGCATGTCGTCAAAATCATCATCCACCCATTCTGTTGATCTCTGCTGACAGTATGGGCATTTTAGTTCGACTTCGTGAGTCATTTTAGCTCCTCAATCTGAATGTTTGTGTTGTTGATGATTCCTTTGAACATGGCAATCGTTGATTCTGCTGTGAACCTAGCAACCTTCATGGCAGTTGCTTGTTGGCTCTTGGTGTAGTCACCAAGATTCTGCGTATAGCCACCCATGGTGACAAACAAAGACAGTTTACATTTTAGGTCTGGATATTTTGCAGACCTGTCCTGCCAGTAGAGCTTCATTTTAGCTCCTTCAAAAGTTGATACCCTAGCACCCA